GGTCCAAATCAACGTGACACTCCAAAATCGTGCAGTCATAGTCGATCTGAGTGGGTGTTACACCGTCAATACGCTGTATTTCGTCCTCCACGGACCCCGACTCACCCTGCGCGGGCAACACATCCATGTCCAGATAGAACCCAGATACCTGTTTCTTCCGCAAATCGTTCAACGACATACGCAAAACCTGCGTTATATTGGGACACGTCTCTAAATCTGACGTCTCATATGGGACAACTAGGTGTTCTGCCGGTACAAACTTACTTACAGCACGGCCCCTTGTCTCATCATAGTAAACTTTCTTGAACGTAGACCCCGCCAAAGGCAAAAAGAACAACATCTGGTCAAGTTCCGGGGTATATTCCTCCATCACGTTAGTGATGTAATAGTTCATAAACTGCTTTACGCGGATGGCCTGCTGCTCTTTTTCCCTTGTTTCGGCCCCCAAGACAGCAGTTCGCACGGGACCTGAAGCTGGCAACAACTCGTTAAACGCCTGCGCTTGGAATTGTGTAGCAGCCTCTGCGAGCAGGGGATGCGTAACTCCGGAAGCTCCTCGGAACGGCTGCGCTCTCTCCTCATAGGAGAAACCAAGAAGTTCCAAACCGTTGGCGTAAGCATCTTCCCACTCCTGTCGTCCCGACTTATTAGCATCAAACTCGGACATCAACTCGCCAGCAATACGGGACAACTCACGGTCCGGTATCTCCTCGGCCAAGTTCATGTAGAAATCATCACCCTTGCCGCGCTGGTCCTGCGGATCAAAATCAATGGTTACACCACCGTCCTCCTCCGGGATCATCTCAATTTCCATGCCCTCGGCAACGCCCTCAAAAGCAACGACGTTGTCGTCCATGCCGCCCGGTAGCTCAAGCTCCACTTCAGCCGCCAAGTCCTCCGGATCAAGCTGCGAAGGGACGTTCTTGTCTATCATTCCGGCAATCGGTTTACGAGCCATGTGTTATCTCCTTTAGCCTAACTTACCATAGGCCGGTTCATATTCCTAGCTGTTGACGCAAGAGACGCAACGCCCATAGGGCCGCGGCCCGTGTTCCGCGCTGTGTCTAACAGACTTACTATGCCGCCTTTTGCCTTTCTCGGATAACGAACCATTTTACGATCTAAGTCCGAAATATCAGGGTCCGGGTCTGAATATTCAAACCCCTGTTTCTTGTAGAAAGCAACAAGATCTTCTAGCTCTAGGCCGCCATCACCATACGGAGTAGGGTACAAAGTCAATGCTGTGTCGGTTTCGTCCGCCATTTTAGTTAAACGGCGCATTATTTCCGTGCCGTGGCCCTTACCTTTTTTCCCTGCACGAACAAGTTCAATATCCACGCTATTTGGAATCTCATTACCCTTTACATCCAAACTAGGGCGTAGGGTAATCTCCGACATGTCTAGGTCTTCAAAGAAAAACTTGTTTGGCATGGTTGGGATTAAAGCCTGACCTCCGACTCCTTCGCCAAATTGAGTTGGAAGACGGTCGGCAGCCATTTCATCTATGGGCTTTCCCTTATAATAAACCGTGTCGGGGTCCCGCGCTATCTTCTCACTAGGGTAAAACCCTACTGAACCACGTTTTAACGGTTTACCACTGCCGCCAGAAAATACCTCTGGATAAAGTTCAGAATAACTAATATCTCCATATTCCAAAGCATCTACTAAACCCTGTTCCCCGCGCTCCACGGCGTCCATTTCATCCATTGAAACATCACCGTCAGGGGCCTCTTTTTGGCGAGTTAAAACAGGTGTTAGCTTGGCTTCTTCTGGGTCTAAAAAACGGCGTTGCACGGTCCGTGCTTCAGCTTCTCCGTACAAAGACTCATATAAGTCTCTAGCTGGACCCTTCAACATCGCAGGATCCGCGCCCTCCATGCGATCAGCTAATTGGTTCTGAATATTTTCACGATTTCCTCCTGTAGGAAAGCCCTCTTTATGCTGCACCCAATGTTGAATCTCGTGTAATAACGCAGATTGAAAAGACTTATTATCCAACTGGTCTGCTACACCTATGTAGTTTCTTATTGGGTGATAAAACGCCCCGCCAAATTCATTTATTCTTGCTACATCTAAGTTTCTTATTTCCGGATACTGCTGATACAACTCTGGGAAATCTAAAATATCTTCCAAACGTGCAAAGGGAGCATCGTTAATGGACCTTGCCCCGTCGAGCTCGTCACGTTCAACAGACCGAAAGCCCTCCATCCTACCGTCAAATACCTGCTTTTCGTTTAGCTTAGAATTAGCAGTGGGTATCTCAAAACGAAAGGCGTTGGAATCCTGACCTAAAATATCGTCGTCAAAGTAAGATTGAGTTTCCTCAAACACTTCTTGCCTAGATTTTCCGGCACTCCTTGAGGCGCGAGCTTGACTAAATATACTGGGGCCGTCTTTTGCCCCGCGGCCTCCCATAATACCTAAAACGGGTCCGCCGCCAAACTTGTCCGCGGTCCGCGCTATACTAATCGCGGTGCCCGCCGCCACTGTGGCCGGTACAGCAAACGGATCAAACCGTTCAATCTCCCCTGTTTCAGGATTAAATGTCTCGCCACCAGCTAGTGCGGTGCGAAGCTGACGGGCCGGATATTCCTTTAACTCTGTCCCAATAGCAGAAGCAATACCACCCGCCGTCTCTGCCGGGTCATCCATAAACTGTTTAAAAAAATCAATACCCCCGGTAATAATTGGAGGAACCGCGAACTGCGGGTCAGAGACTTTCATCGGAGTCTCTGAATAAATTACGCCGCCATCTACATCTTGTGTGTTCACAGAATAGGGCTGGTCCACCTGATACGACATGGGCACAAGAGGTGAAATTATTTGAGATATAAGGGGAGACGTAGGGTCTACCGGCAATCCTGTTTTTCTATCAGACAACTTCCCGCCCCAAGATCCGTGACATCTGACCCATGACCTTTGGATCAACAGTTTGCTTCACCTGATCCACAGGCGTCATAATACCAGCCTGCTTCAATAACTTGCCGCCAACCGCGTCATCACGCTGGACCATCTGACCTTTTTGAAACTGCCTGCTCTCATTAAAACGCTGATCCTGTATCTTACGACGCTCAAACTGCTCCGGAGCGAGATCCTTGTATATGTCAAAGCCCTCTATCCCCGGATACTGCGGAATAGTCTTCATGGTATCAGGACCAGTCGTGTCCGCTCCCATACTAAGGTCCACGGACATGATGCCCTCTGGTACGTCGCCGCCGCCTGCAAAACCAAAAGCGCTTTGACCAAAGCCGCTAGGTTGGAACGTGGGTAATTCAACCTGCGGACCAGTGCCGTAGCCGGGTTGAGTAACTCTATCAGGAGTGAAGTCTAGCGGTAATTGAAGCGGGTTTAAACTTAACGTGGCGTTGGTATCAACAAGATTGCCCGGATCTCTCATTGGTCTAGTACCAAAACCGGGAGGCAAAGGTCGCTGACTACCCGCAGTTAATAAAGGAGTCGCCTCGGCATATGCGGGCTGACTAAAACCAAACATGCCGTTTGGCCCGTTGCCCAAGAAAGAAGTACTACCCTCATACCCTAAAAAACCTGCACCACTAGCGGAAGTCCCGTTCACAAGCTGACTTATCTCGTCCCGCATGTCAGAAGACATCTCGCTCAACTCACCTAGCTGGCCGACTATGCCGCCATTATCAAAACCAACAGGGTTGGTGATCACCTTGCCGTCAACAACCTCTACTTGTTGTGGTACAAAAACACCCGTTTCACCCGCATAAGGACTTCCAAAGTTTGCTTCGTCCTGTAAATCAGATAGGCGCACAACCTTATCTTGTATGTCTTTTTCTGTAATTCCGGCGCTAGGTTCTGCTGTAAAACCCTCATAAAAATAATCGCGGTCCATGCCACGACCCGCATAAGTTTCTCCCATACGTTGTTTGTCATCTGTGTTTCGGCTGTATTGAGGGGCCTCTTGAAACTCCCCGTCCACCATCGTGTAAGCGGAGGGGTCCCCTTCTCTATACGAGGGCCTGTTACGAAGAACAAAATCTAAAAATTGTCCGGTTGATCCTGCCCCCAAATTCACTATCGACTCTGCCATCAGTAATAAGCCCTCTAATAATAAGCGTGTACCCTAGCGTAATTATCTTCATCTTCCCAGTCATCCGACGGAAGCTGTATGAAGTTACCCTGCCTGTAACGCATCAACGCTTGGGTCATACTATCCACTAAATCGTCGTACTCACCATTCGGAAAAGCAGCTACCTCTTCAATCAACTCGTCTGCAAATACCTCGTCCGGTGCCCAAACCATACCCGCCTCAAATAACGGAGATACAGAATGAACCCTCGTTACCTTATCATTCCCTTTGCTCGGCGTAAAGTTAACAACGGGTATTCCGACATTTCTTAATTCATGCGTCAACGGCAAACCAGACGCCTTCGCCTCCACGATTACGGTGTCGGGGTCCCAGTACTTATACTGCTCCAGAGCTACCTCCTTCAACTCCGGAAAATCCCAACGGCCCTTTTTACTATCAAGAAGTATCAAGGCCGGGGGCCCCCCAGCTTCTTCCGGATGAAATACACCCCACGTCGTAATCGCAGAATAATCCGAAGTTTCTCTCTTGCTAAACGCCGTGTCATAACTCTGGATCACAAACTCCAAGTTGGGCACGTTTGACTTGTCCCAACGGTTCCACCACTCCCTCCTGATAATCGCATTCTCTTCACCAGTCGGGTTCTGCTGATACTGAGCATTCCACTTGCTAGGCGGGATAGATGCGCGGACCGCGGTCAGATCGTCCATAGACCAGAACTCCGGCCAGCACGGCGTGTCGTCTTCAAAAATAGCCGGAAGCTCCACAACCTCCCACTGATCCGCTAACGGATCTTTAGCCATTGCACGGAGAAGCTGACCCGTCATATCCTTCTCGGACCACCGGGTCTGTACCAAAACAATCGACCCACCCGGCTGGAGCCTCTGCCGGGGGCCCCCTGTGTACCAATCCCATGCGTCATCAAAACCATTAGCAGACATCGCCGTCTGCTCAGAATGCGGATCGTCAATGATTACGAGATCACCACCGCGTCCCGCCAAGTTCGATCCAACACCAACGGCATAGTACATTCCACCGCTAGCCGTGTCCCATCGTCCCGACGCTTTACTATCAGCAGCCAGACGCACTTCCGGGAATATGTCTTTGTAATCGTCACTATCAATTAAGTTCTTCGTCTTTCGTCCAAAGTTTACGGCAAGCTCCGTGGTGTGCGTTGCCTGAATAATCTTCATCTTTGGATTCTTACCCATCATCCATGCGGGAAACAAGAACGAAGCGAACTCTGATTTGGTATGACGCGGAGCCATGTT